AACTGGGGATGGCAACGTATTGGCTCCTGTCAAGAAGCAGGAAGTCGATGACGTTATTATTGAGCAAGCAGTTTCGGGCCTAGCACCGAATGCGTCAGACTTGCAAAGTACGGCTTACGGAAAGCGTTACTACCAGTATCTGCGATTATGCTTTACTGGCATCTACGGAGTGTGAGCCATGACAATGCAAATGCAGAGAGCATTCAACTCTCGTATGCAGGCACCTATGACCCGCTACCAAATTGCGGCTGGCACCTATGATGCTGACAACAACTGGGTAGAGGGGTCTAAGGTCTCTTCAACAGTCTACGGGGTAATAACCGCAGGCAACAAATTCTCCCAATTCGATGAAGGTATTTCTCTTCACAATGAGGACGGAGGTGCACGCTACAGCAACTACCGCAACCTGTACATCAAGGATACTTACACAGTAGCCAAGGGTGACAAGATAGGTTTCCGTGGAGCTTACTATAACGTGCTTCAAGAGTCCGATGAGAAAGTCTTTGGCTTTGCATCATACATTCTTGAGAAGTCGGAGGACGATCTACCATGAGACAAGATGTCCAAGTACTACAGACCTTTGTAGACAATATGGTAGGCATTCCAAAGTTCAGTTATCCAGCACGCCAGAACAATGCTCCAAAGCCCTCGGGTGAGTTCGCTCATATCCGTTTGCTAGAAGAGTATCAAGTGGGCATACCAAACCAAGTCATAAAGGAACAGACAGCTTCAGACACTACGTTTGTTACTATCAGTCCTGCAAGACTGCGGTTTAGGGTAGGGGTCGTGGACACGGATGGAACTGCCTCCGCACGTATCATGCACGGGTGGACTACAGAGGCTATGAAGGCTCTGATGATCTCCAGTGGGTATGGTTTCAAAAGGTGCACTCCTCTTTCTAATGAGGATGCCAAGCTGGAAAAGGAATGGGAATACCGTCAAGGTTTCTCAGTCGAACTTTACACAACACGTTATTTTGAAGAAGTTGTTGGCAACATCACATCACTGGAAGTGGGCGGAAGATTTGTCACCGCAGCTTTGGATGAGTACCTTCTCAATTTTGACATCAACCAAAACTAACAAGGAAACTAATTATGGCGATTGAAATTACAGAATTCGCTGACGTAAGCATCTCAGTTTCTCCCGTTGGAGTATCAGGCGGCAACTTCGGCATCCTTGGTTTCCTCACCAACGACGAAGATGCAGCTACTACTCCTATCGCTCCTGCTGAGCGTGCACGTTCTTACACAAGCCTAGCTAGTGTTGGTGACGACTGGGCAGCTACCTCGGAAGTCTACAAGGCCGCTACTGCGTTCTATGGACAGACACCTACCCCTCGGGACTTCACTGTTCTGATGACTTATAAGAATGCTCAGCCTGCTTCCCTTACTGGTGGTAACTCGGATACTCTGGAAGAACTGATCAATGCAAGTTGGGCTGGCTCCGGTGTCCTGAACATGTCTGTTGATGGTGACGCAGCTGCCATAACAACTCTCGATCTGTCTGGCTCTACATCTCTCGTAGATGCTGCTGCCACTATTGAGGCTGCACTGATTACTGCTGGTGCTACTGGCGCGAACGTTGCATGGACTGGCTACGGCTTCACTGTTACCGGAACCACTACTGGTCTTGCTGGAACGATCACAGCCGCCACTGGTGATGCTGCTGAGTCTTTGGGCCTGTTGTCTTACCAGTCTTCTGCATCCGATGGTGTGGCCGCTGAGACTCCTGTCGATGGATTGGCTGCCTGTCTTACTGCTGGCATTGACTGGGTGGGTACTGTTACTCATAAGGTTTACCGTGATATTACTGGTGGAGCTGTCGGTGAGAACACTCTGGAAATTGCACAGTGGTGTGAAGGCGCTAAGCGTATCTTCTGCAACACCTCCAATGACCTGTCCACTTTGTCTTCAGCTATCTCCACTGACGTTGCCTCGCAATTAAAGGCCGCTACTCTTCGATATAGCCTGACTACTTTCAGCAAGAACCCTGCTCAGTATCCGAGTGCTTCTGTCTTCGGGCGTGCAGCATCCGTGAACTTCTCAGCTATTGGAACTACCATTACTCTTAACCTGAAACAGATGCCCGGTGTTACTGCCGAGAATCTGACCCCGGGTGAGTTTGCTGTTCTGCGTAGCAAGTACGCTTCTGCTGTTGTCGTTATTGGAACCTCAACTAATGCCTACACTGATAGCCGTATGGCTTCTGGTTCATGGCTCGACACTACTCATGGTCTTATGTGGCTTGAGAATCGTTGTGAAGTTGACCTGTTCAACCTGCTGTTCACCAGCAACACCAAAATCCCTTACACTCAGGTAGGTCTCAATACCACTGCTGGAGTTCTGGAGCGTTCCTTGGAAGCTGCTGTCCGCAATGGTCTGGCTGCACCCGGGTTCTTAGCTGACGGTACGTTCCTTCCCAAGGGCTATCGTGTAGATGCTGTGTCTCTTGCCGATACTCCTGCTGGTGACGTTGGTAACCGTGTGTACAAGGGTTTGTCATTTGTACTTAAAGGTGCTGGTGCTCTTCATGAAGTTGAAGTAGCTGGTTCTTTCACCGAGTAACTTTTTAGGGGCTTCGGCCCCACTAACAAGGAGCTGATATGTATCAGTATAGCTTTGCCAATGTAGACCTTATTATCGACATGGACTACCCGGGCAACACAAATCCCAGCTCGTTCAAAGTGACTGGCTACGGTACAGGTGAGAACCTGATCAACATCATGCGTCGAGCACCCATTGCTGCAACCCAGTTTGGTGCCTACGGTGACATGGTAGTCTCTATGCAGCGTATCCGCGCTGGTGACTTGACCTTCCCTGTGCTGATGAACGCACCTGAGAACAAGTACCTGCAAGACTACGCAAACTATTTCCAAGCCCAAGCTGACGCCGATGGTGAACTTGTTGTTCCCATACAGGCTAAGATGAAAGACAACATGGGTAAGGACGTAGCCGATATGGCTAACGGGGTAATCCTCGCTATGCCTGCAATGAGCCGTGGACAATCCATGAACTTGGTGACTTGGGTTCTAACCTTTGAGCGAGTCGTCTTCGAACGTACCACTGGTGCTGACCTAGATCAACTGGGCGAGATTAACCTTCGTCCGTAAGTATTAACTAGAGCCTGCCCTTCCCGGGTGGGCTTTACTTTTAAGGAGAACAACTATGTACAACTCAAATTTGAAAGATGGTCGTGAGATTCACATACCTCACTGGCCCGTAGACGTAGCACTTGAGAACCTTACTCGTGCTGGTCAGTACCTTGGTACAAAATCAATAATCGCTATCAGTGAAGTGAACATACCAGCCGTGGTAGTATCTATCATGGAATCAAAAGACCCGAATCAAACGGCTTCTTTGATAAAGCACTTCATTAGCCAAGCTCGGGTAAGTGGCGAGAAGATAATGCCAAACCAAATCGATTCCATGTTCGAAGGCCAGCTTCACTTAGTTGCTGAAATCTTTGCTCATGTTATTGCTGCACAGTACGCAGATTTTTTCGCACTCGGTTTAGCAAAGGAAGCCTCCCCAGCCAGCTAAAATCTGGAGAGCAACAATTGATGCCCGTTGACTACAACGATATCTATCCTGAGTTAAACGGGTACTTGATTAAACCTTTGCTTGTGAACCCGCCCATGTGTCAGCTGAGTGACCTCCAAGATGGAACCTACAACATCAGGGACTTGGAAGTCATGCACCAGATACTTGAAATTAAACAACACGCTAGTGCTGTAGCTAACACTAGCGACTAACCAACAAGGAGTCCGTCATGGGCGATTATTATGATATGAACGACCCAGACGTACTCCAGAGCTTGTGGGAGTCTGGTAGCGCAGAGTATTCCCATACTGAGAGCAGTGATGACCTTGAGTATGGGATGTCGATTGAGGGAGACCTTGATGAGTACATAGATGATACTGAGAATGCCGCTGGTGATGCCTTCCTCGCATCTATGGAAGATTCCCGGGACATTAAGCATGGTGACAACCACAAGACTGGAGTAGGCTATGGTGGGGCAAGCGCGTCTGCCTTGAAGCAAGGCCAGTTTGTCTTCCTGCCAGTACAGTCCAAGAAGATTGTACTAGACGCAACCAAGGGCATTTTCCCAAAAGGTCGCAATGTCGATGCTGTGGAGATGCAAGTCGCAATAAACAAGATGGGAAGTGATATCGAAGGCTCCCCTGCGGCGGCCCTGAGCGGCGTCAAGCTACGTAAGGAAGAGTTGCCCAGTGAGGGATACAAGGTCTCGCCATCGCTGTACGCCGACTACACGGTCTCTGGGCTTGAACTTGAGACCAAGTATGGTACAACCAAGTATGTGAAAGATATCACTGGCCAGCTGAGGGACAATGCTCCCAGCGTTACCTATGACTATTCTTTCGAGGTTCGCCCCAGTCAGCAAGACCTGAATCTGGCTCTAGGCTACATGTCAAGGACTGACATATATCTGGAGAAGGGAGCAGGCGGTTCTCTGGCCCCGGGCGTTGTACTGAACAGCAGCAACCTCTCAGCCGCCTCACAGGTGATACAGGAGACAGAACAGGCTCGCCTGAACACTGAGTTAGCCCAAGCCATGGCGTGGGCTAAGGAGCTTGCAGGGGCTGCCCTGAGCGCCGAGAACCAAACCAGCAAGATTGGAGAGCTGACACTGGAGAGGGCAACCTCTACCTTTATCAATCACGCCCTGAATGGGAGTGGTAGAGAGGGCAGTAGCAGGCTCCTGTTGCTCCCTAACGAATATAATATTCCATTCGGTACTAAGGAGACAGCTAACATCTCTGGCACTTGGGAAGGCTCGCCCTACACTCGTAAGCAGTTTGCTGAGGCAGGGATAGATGACAAAGACCCTCGCTACTGGACTTCCCGTCCTAGCGTGAAGGAGTCTCTGTACGGTGGCAAGGGTGTTGACCCACTCGCCCGTGATTACAACTATGAGCAAGCACTGTACAA